AAAACTACCACCACCTTCTACTTTTAAATCACCACTTATAGTTAAGTCACCAGATATTGTTCCACCTGATAGTGTTACGTTTAATCTACTATTAGCAGAATCTAATACAGCATTTAATGCTTCTTGGGATGTGTGTGAAAATGCGGCAACTGAATTGCCAGATGAATCTAGAAGTACCTTGTTTAATACTTCTTTTGTTGTAAACTTGTGTAAGTCAGCCATTATTGACTCCTACGTTATCCACCACCACCGCCACTAAGGCATTAACTATTATTTAAAATTAACTGGGACTACTGCCCTAGTGCCTCCAGTTTTGTTTCGTTTTTTCATTCCGAATCTTTTTACGGAATCATTGAAATTCTTTTCATGCATAGCTGACATTTGCATAGCCGTTTGAACAATACCCGGTTCTAATACTGAGCCAGCTTTATCCATATATAAACATTTTTTAACATAATCAACTATTGATTTATGTAAATTATTATCTAAATCTATATCATCATTAATGGTTCTAACTTTATTTGGGTCTCCATAAAAATGTAGCAAAAGACCATCTGAAACAGCTTCAGATATTGCTTTCCATTCTTTACGAGCAACTGTTCTAGTGCTACCAGAGCTATCAACATTAGTTATTAATGCTAACTTATCTCCTTCTATAAAGTACCTTGCTGAAGAATCTGGATAATTTATATTACTTGCCATTATTTACCCCAACTTTTCTTTGCAGCAACTTTTGCAGATTTTGAAAGTTCACCAAAATGAAATAGTCTTTGAGAAGTTTTACCATGAGTTTTACCACTATGTAAATGTCCATTAGGCATTTTATGATAACCACCCTTATGGACTTTGCCAGTTTTAAAATAATGCTTTACACCTTTTGCCATTACTTACTATCCGGTTCTGTTATTGCAACCTCACTTGAGTCTGCATCCATTAATAAAATATTTCTATCGACTAACCTTGGAATTTGTATATAATCACCTTCGCTGTCCATTAAATCTACTCTAAAAACCTTATTAGCTTCAAGCTTATTCCCACTAGAATCCTCTGCATCATCACCGATTTTATACCACATTTGATTTGCTACTGTACTCATTTTAGCTTGAATTTGTTTTGTACTGTAAACACCAATTTCAACCAAAGCATCATTAATAAGACTTATTAGATAACTTTCAGGAACATTAGGAAAAACTTGACGAACTCTACTTAAAACATTTTTTACATTTAATTTATGTATTGACATTATGAAACTTCTCCTATTAATATATCTACTTTAGCTAATGTTGAGCTACTTGTTGAAGCTAATTCTATATCACTACCATCTTGATTTAATCCCCGCATTGGCATTATTGTAAAATCACCTACGCCTACTAATTTTAACCAATAGTGTTCTACTGTACTAGGAACTACAGCATCTATTTCTAGTTTTATTTTACAATCAGGAGTTCCTGAACCAGCAGCTTCTGTAATTGCTATCATCATCCAGTCTACATCTATATCTTTATTAAATATAGTAGAGTGTTCTAAACTAACTTCACCCGTTGTTGTAGTATAACTTTTATATTCAAGAAAATGGTCAGTCCCACCTAACTCATATTCCATTGAACCACCAATAATTTTATCAATATTGCTATGAATAATTCTTGTTTTAGTACCATCAGCTGCCTCAACTTTTTCTATTGGGGTTGCTTTACCGGAATATTTAATTGCAAATGTATCAGCCACTAATTAACCTCTGTAATCCTACATTATAATCTTCTTTTAATTGTTTGTATTGAGAAGACAACCATTGATAATCTGTAGTATGTTTTTGAATCTTAGCAGAATAATTTTGAATTTTTGTACTAGCATCAGCTTGATATACCTGAACTTCTGTACTATAAGCACCCAACTCATTAGAATATTTTTGTAATAATTGAGCATCATCTTGTGATGATAGCCTAGCGTTCTCCACAGCTTTTTGAACTTCTGCCTGATACTCTACATTAGCGTCATTAAATATATTCATCTTATTTTGCATTGCTTGAGAGTAAGTATTTAAATATGTACTTATTTTTTGTAGTTGTGCTGATGCTAATTCAGTATCTTCATCAGTTTGTATCATATCTCCAAGAACATCAAACCAGTCACTAAAGTCACCTACAGAATTTCCTGTAGTTATTGCAGCAGTTAATTCTTCTGTTGCTCCAGCTATTGCAGGAGCTGTATAAGCAGGTGCTGTTGGTAAAGAACCTATTTGATTTGATGATAAAGTAGGAACTACTGGTGGAACTGGTAATGCAGAAAGTGTTATATCTGTTGGTAGTTCAGAAAATTTACTACCCATTTTGTTTTGTAAAGCCTTTATAGCCCCATATAAAACAACAAGATATTCTGCTTCATCAGGGAATAATGATATATCGCTAGCAGTATAAGATACAGTAGGATACTGAACCTCTGAATAGGTAACAGAACCACCTTCCGGAAATACATCAACGGCATTATTTTCTATGTAATAAACAGGGTCTGTAATTGTAGCATAATCCATATCATCAGAATCTAAAACCCTGCCCTTATAAGAACTATCTATTTGCCTACAAGGTTGTTTAATATCACCATCACTTCTAAACACGCTTAATACCTTGCCAGTATTTAAAGCATTTGCTGAACCAGATGTAAAAGATTGTTCAGCTGAACACAATGGTAATAAATGTTTAGGAAGATGATTAATAATTTCTTTAGCACCATCTGTAAGAAATTGATTTAATTCAGCTCTTGTTGGTGCACTACTATCATCAATAGTTAAGCTAGTCAATCCTACTATTTGTGCTTCAAATGTTGCCATTATGCACTCGCTACAAAAACTTCAACATTAACTGCACTAGAACCAGAATCAACTTCAATTCTATTTATTTCTTGAAAACCTGAATAAGCTGGACTTGTATCTGTTGCACCCTCTACGGCTATTCCATCATCTGCTTTACTTAACATAAAACTGTGACCAGCTTGCAAGACTATTTGAAAATTAGCGGTATCTCCAATAACTGCTAAATTAATATCAGTTGATGCGTGTAAATTTGTTATTCTCATATATTTTAATAAATCAACATCTATATTGGGATATGTATTAGTACCAACATTATCTTGAAAAACAACCAAACTAACATCAACATTAGCCGGAACAGACACAATTCTTTTTAAAATATCATTTACGCCAGTTATTTCTTTTGTTCTTTTAGAACCGTAATTTTGATTTTCAAGTATAATATCTTCTTGTATTTTAACTTTTAATGTAGCCATTGGTTACCTACTTTGTAATTGTTTATTTCTTTGTTTTATATCTTCATCTATTGTTGTTGTAGAAAACTCAATATCAGTTCTTTTACCAATTTCACTTCTCATATACATATTGGTTGTAAAACTAGGTTTAGAAGTTTTACCACCACATTCTCTACAATAGAACCAACCCTCTGGGTTAGGTTCATTACAATTTTCACATCTTTTCATAATTCTTTCAATATTTCGGGAGCTGCCTTTTTTTGACAGCCCCCACAGTTAAATACTGTTATCCTTATTTATTCGGATTAAGCAAATGGTGTAGCAACAGCACCTGAAGCATAAACTCTTGCTTCAATTTGCCATTTTTTATCACTACGACCAAGTAGTTCTACTTCAGCAGAAACACCAGTTGTTGTGCCATTCATTGAGAAGGCATCATCATCTGATTCATCTGGAGCAAAAACTTTATGTTGAGCAGCAGTACCATCAGCTGAATCTAGCATTAAAGCGTAACCGCTTAAAAGCTCATCTGTAGCAGCAGCTGTAATTGAATGAGTATTACTCGTTACAGCTCCAAAGATAATCTTTATTTTAATACCAGCTTCACATGAAGGCAATGTAACTGCACATCCATCTAGTTTAGTTACGAGGTAAGCATGACCATCAACCGCAGAAAAATTCGCTGTTTTAGCAGAATATTTATACACTTCTGGTAACTTACCATAATTGTTACTACTTGAGTTTAATACGTCACTTCTCATGATTAAGCTCCTTCAAAGTTAAACAATGCATGAGTTTCAGGAAGAGAAACTTCAAGACCTGCTTCTGTAAGAATCATGTCTTTACGTAAATCTTCATCTGCACCCTGTACATTTGTTTGTATTTGGGTATCTCTATTAATACCATTACCAACCAAAGGTCTGTATGAAACATGGTCAAGGTCAACTAATGCCATAAAGGTAGAAGCTAATCCTCTGAACAAAGGCTCTTTTACAAGAGCTAATTCACCATGAATAGTATCAATCTTCATTACTTTATGCCCAAAAGAACCTTGCGACCTTTCAATCATATACTGAGCTTGAGTTGAAGCAGTTGAAGCATCAATAAATCCACCATCTCCCATTTTATTAAATAATGAGATTACAGGAAGAGAACACAAAGCAAGCTTTGATGAACTTCCACCACGAGCTGGGTCAAATACCACTTCAAGGTCAGACAATAAATTGTCATAAGTTACCGAACCATCTGCAATAGACTTATGGTAAGCTTTACCTTCGTTATATGATAATTGAACTGCATCTACTGGTGGAGTACCACCTTCAGCAATAATGTGACCAACAATACCTTCAGTATACTGAACACCGCTAACACTAGCTTTTTGACCAAAAAGCATAGCTCTTTCAATGTCAATCTTGTGTTCACGAAGTTTTAGATTCCAAATACGTTGCCACTCATCAGCGTATCCACGATACTGAGTTGCTCTAGCAGTATTAGACATTTCACAAGCTGTTTTAAAGATTTGGGTAAACCCATAATCATTATCAAGCTCTTGAGAAAATACGTCTGGAGAACCAGAACCTTCAGCAAATGCTGAACCAATAACTTGAACATTAACAGCTGTACCTGAACCATCAATAGTTACTGCATTTGTAGAGTTTTCTCTAAGCCATTTAACTCTAATTTCAGTAGCTGAATTTACTCCTATAACAACACAAGTTGCTGCATTAGTACCTTCACCCATACCTGAAATAGTAGATGAAACCATAAGAACCATACCTTTTATTACCCAAGGGGAAGAAGATATTGTCATTGTATCTTCTGTATCTTCAGCAATAGCACCTAAGTTACTAGATGTTGTAAAAGTCCTATCTGTCATAGCAATTTTGCTTCTATCTTCTAGAAAACGAAACTGACTATCAGAGGTAGGAACTTTTCCTACTTTAGACAAATATACAAAAAATGGAGACTCCTCCGGGGCTAATTCCGCAACCCTATCACTAAAGTCATATAACCTACGTGATGGAATGGTTGAATCAATAACCGCACCGGGAGTACCAAATTTTACTTGCCCACTATTATAAGTAGCCATTATTTACTCCTATTTTGTTATTTATAAAACACTATTCCTACTCCCTGCATTCTTAACGGATTCCCACAATTTATCTGCATCAGATTTATTCTGAACAGGTTGTCCTTGTAGAACTCCAGCACTGCGAGGAGTATCTTGAGCGGCTTTTACCGCATTCAAGGTATCAGTATTATTTTGACTAACCCCACTGACATCACGCCATAACTTAACAAGATTACCTAAACCAACTTGCTCTTTTGGCTGAGTTGAAAATTGAAGAAACTCTTTAATGTCACCATCGGACATCTTATAGTTATTCCTCAAAGTATTAACAGTGTTGTTCAAGTGCATTTCTGTTTGAACTCTTGCCTGTTGCTCTGCCATAGCTTTGCTGATTTTCTGTTCTGCTATTCTTTCCATATCGGATTGTACTAGCTTTCTAGAAGGGGTATCCTTCTTTGGGTCAAAAGCGTCCCAAGGGTTGAAATCGTCTACTACTACTTCCGGTGATGATTGTTCTTGACTCGGAGATTCTGAAATATTATCCTGTAATACCTTAACTAAATCAGGTCTCGTCTCTAAAAGATTAACTAAGGGTTCGAATTTTTTCAATTCACTGAGTTCCGCTTGAGAGCGGTCATACATTGATTGAAATTTACGAGCCTCACTATCCTCATTTAAAGCCGGTTCTTCAGTAGCCTCAGCGTCAACCCCCTCTGGTGATTGACCCAAGATACTTTCATTTTCTCCAAACCTACTTTCATCAGCAAGCATTGGTTCGACGTTAGCCTCATTATTATCTAAAGTTTCCATGTATATATCCTTTCGAAATGTCTCTAGGTTTTACGAGCTGAACTAACTTTATCTGCCTCACGATTAAGACGATTAGCTAATTTCTCAACTTCGAGCTTCACTTCATTTTCTAGTTTACTACGTTGTACTCTTCTATCTGCTTTAGAATCTGAATTGACTTCACCAAGTCTAGTCTTGAATTTCTCAACTTCAACTCGTTTTCTGTCTTGTACAGATTCTCTTTGGGCTGTTTGCAAGTCACCTTGCAAATTCTTTAATTGTCCTTGTAGGGACTGAATTTCTTGCATCATCTTTTGTTTTTCGTCTGTTCTTCTCATGATGCCTTCCTTATCAAATATTTCTGGGTTTTTCTTTAACACTTCGGTTCTATCAATAATACCCATTTTAAATGCCTCTAAATATACACTAAGTTCTGCATATTTGTTTGTAGGCATAGTAGAACCGGGTTCAATTCTTATATCATGTTGCTCAATGTTATACTTTTCTTTTTTAATATCAATAATTGTATTTGATACATCATCATAAACATTTACCATAACTTCTGTTAAATCATTGTTTGGCTGTGACAACCTAAACATCTTTTTAAAACTATAATGACCTTTTGAAAGATT